AGTCCATCAAACTCAGACGTTCAGAATTTATTGCCTGTTCAGGCATATTTTTCTGTTGATGGCACATTTCAGACTTTTATTGGTCAGGGTCAGCCTTTTACGGCAACAGTAAACCCTGATCAATCGGGTTTGCACATTACAAACAGCACAATTGACAGTTCTGTCATTGGTGGGACAACGCCTGCTGCGGCTAATTTCACAACTGCCACAGTAGCAAACGCCCCTGTTGCGGGGACTGATGTTGTCAACAAGAATTATCTTGAATATTTTGCTGCGGGTATTTCATGGAAACAACCCGTAGTATGTGGAACGACCGCAAATATTACGCTTTCGGGCTTGCAAACCATTGATGGTGTGACCGTGGTGGCGGGTGATCGAGTTTTGGTTAAGAGCCAAAGCGCACCAGCCCAAAACGGCATTTATTTGGCCTCTGCAAGTGCATGGTCAAGAGCGCCTGATGCTGACACATGGAATGAGTTAATCTCAGCCTTGGTGTTTATTGAATCAGGCAACACTTTGGCGGGTTCTGCATGGTATTGCACGATTCAGCCAGGTGGCACGATTGGCACAACAGCTATCGTTTGGTCAAACTTTTCTGTGGCGGCAACATATACCGCAGGCACAGGACTGACGCTGACCGACTATGTTTTCAGCATCACCAATACAGGCGTGACTGCTGCGGCTTACGGCTCTGCATCTAAGACTTTGACAGCAACTGTTAACGCACAAGGTCAATTGACCGTGTTGGCGGCTACTGATATTGCTATTGCAAACACTCAAGTTTCAGGCTTGGGAACAATGTCCACTCAGAATGCGTCTAGTGTGGCAATCACGGGCGGCACGTTAAATGGCGTGACGATTGGTGGCACGACTGCGGGTGCGATTACTGGCACAACCATCACAGCAACCACATTTAATGGCGCAGGAACGGGTTTAACGGGTACTGCAAGCGGTTTGTCTATTGGTGGTAATGCAGCCACAGCGACAAGCGCCACAACAGCTACAAATCTTGCGGGTGGTGCAGCGGGTTCAGTTCCCTATCAAACATCCACAGGCGTTACATCAATGCTTGCGGCAGGCACAAATGGTCAAGTATTGACCTTGGCTGCTGGTGTTCCAACATGGGCTACTGCGGCAACGGGTTCTGTGACATCTGTTGCTCAGACATTTACTGGTGGCCTGATTTCGGTCAGCGGTTCTCCCATTACATCGTCAGGCACATTGGCTTTGACCGTGGCAGGCACAAGCGGTGGCATTCCATATTTCTCAGGCGCAAGCACATGGGCATCGTCTGATGTGTTGGCGGCTAATGCTTTGGTGGTTGGCGGTGGTGCAGGCTCTGCGCCCTCATCAATTACGACAGGCACAGGCGTTGTTACAGCTTTGGGCGTGAATACAGGGTCTGCGGGTGCTTTTGTGGTCAACGGTGGTGCTTTGGGTACGCCCTCAAGCGGTACTGTGACAAACTTGACTGGCACAGCGTCCATCAACATCAATGGTACTGTTGGCGCAACGACTCCCACAACTGGCGCATTTACCACTTTGTCAGTCACATCTACTGTATCGGCTAACGGCTCTGTGGGTTCTAGTGGTCAAGTATTGACTTCTGCTGGGGCGGGATCGCCTGCGGTGTGGGCAACCCCTGCGGCTGGCATTACGATTGCGGACGATACAACTACTAATGCGACACGTTATTTGGTGTTTACAAGTGCCACAACAGGCACAGTATCAACACAGAATGTTAGTTCTACCAAACTTAAATACAATCCAAGCACAGGCGCTTTTACCGCCAATCAGCTAATCATTGCACCGTAAAGGAAAATCATGGGACAGTTAACTTTTCAAGCGACATTAGGTGGTGCGGTCAATTTGGCTGGCCCTAATACTGCGTCCACAACAACTTTTACATTACCCTCTGCTGATGGTTCAAGTGGTCAACCTTTGGTTACAAATGGAAGTGGCACATTGTCATTTTCTGCCGCACCCGCTTTGGGAACACCCGCATCGGGAACATTAAGCAATTGCACCGTTGATGGAACAAATAGCGTTGGATTCTTGAACATCCCACAAAACAGTCAGTCTGCGTCCTACACATTGGTTTTGGCTGATGCTGGCAAGCATATTTATCACCCATCAACAGACGCAAATGCAAGGACATACACAATCCCTGCAAATAGTTCTGTTGCTTACCCAATTGGCACAGCAATCACGTTTATTAACATGACAAGCCAAGTGGTGACAATTGCAATAAACACAGACACAATGTATTTATCATCAGCGGGAACAACTGGCTCACGTTCTTTGGCTCAGTATGGTTCTGCAACGGCTATCAAAATGACTTCAACAACTTGGTTAATTTCAGGGAGTGGTTTGACATGAGCGGCGCATTACAAGCTGTTTTTCAAAATCAAAGATCATTTGGCCCAGCACCTGGCCAGCAAGCCTATACAACTGCTGGAACATACACATGGGTTGCGCCTGCTGGTGTAACTTCTGTTTCTGTTGTGGCAGTTGGTACTGGTGGGCGAGGTGGTGATTCTTACAGCTATTTTTGTTGTTGTGTTGGCGCAAATCGTTATGGTGGCGGCGGTGGTGGCGGTGGCGGTGCGTTAGTTTATGGTAACAATATATCAGTTACTTCTGGAAATAGTTATACAGTTTACATACCAGATCGTTTAAACACTACTGGATCGGATGGCACATATTTCAATACATCTTCTTTTTTAAGAGCAGGCAACGGGTATAACGGTGGTAGTTGCGCTTGTGGTTTTGGCGGTTCATCAACAGGAACTGCAAAAACTGCTGGTTATACTGGTGGTGCTGGTGCAGGTGGAAATACTAATATTTCATCAGCAAGTGGTGGTAGAGGAGGTGGTGGCGGCGGCGCTGCTGGTTATAGTGGCAATGGCGGTTCAGGTGGTGCTGTCGTAAGTGGTGGGGGTAACGGTAGTGCTGGCGCAGCTTGTAGTGGTGCAGCAGGGGGTGGTGGTGGATCATCTTCAACAAGTTATGGTGGCGCTGGTGGTGGTGGTGTTGGAATTTTAGGAAAAGGTGCAACTGGTGCTGGTGGTGTGGGTTCAACCCATAGTGGTGGCGGTGGCGGTAGTTGTGGCGCAAATGGTTCAAATGCGATTGGCGTTCCTGGGGTCAATGGTGGCGCTTATGGCGGTGGTGGTGGTGGTAATACTGGCACTCCGTCATCTTCAGCAAAATCTTATGGTGCTTCTGGTGCTGTTCGTATTATTTGGCCTGGCAACACAAGATCATTTCCATCAACTAACACGGGTGATTTGTAATGAACCTATATATTCAAATTAAAGATGGAAAGCCATTTGAACATCCAATTTTTGAGGATAATTTTCGTCAGGCATTTCCAAATATAGATTTAAACAACTTGCCCCCCGAATTTGCTCGGTTTGTTCGTGTTCCAGCACCAGAACTTGGATTTTACGAAGTATTAGATCCGCACGACCCAACCTATGAATTTATTGATGGCGTGTGGACTGACGTATGGTACAAGCGTGAAATGACTGCTGAAGAAAAAGCAGTTAAACAACAGCCGTATAAAAACGCATTTAATGCCCGCCCTCAAGTAGAAAATTGGTCTGCATGGACATTTGATGAATCTACTTGTACTATGCAACCACCAATTCCAAGACCAGAGCCAGATCAAACTAAGATCGATGCTGGCATTATGACATTTTGGTGTGGTGCAGACAACAACTGGAAAGACACTCCAGCCCGCCCTGTTGATGGCAATCAATATAAATTTGATTTTTTTGCTTGGCAGTGGGTTCAGGTTGTAAACTGATAGCCTTACAACAAGGAGAGAAGTATGGTCAAAACTGCTACCAAAAAGTCAAAAGTCTGCAAAGCCGCTGAATCAGTAGCTCAAATTGTCCAAAACACACAGCTTCAAGTTGCGTATCACTTCCCCTGCCCAATTTATTTAATTGAGCGTCCTGACTTTTTGGAGGTGGTTAATACTGTCTCTGAAGAAGCCCTTGCTACTGCTAAAAAAGAGCAGACTCTTAACGAGATTTACCCTGTGCACATGACGGGCAGTTACTTTGGCGACCCTCGCATGGCGAGTTTCTCTGAATTTGTTGGTGCAACTGCTTGGAACATTTTGAACGAACAAGGTTATGCCATGCAGGACAAAGTAGTGCAGTTTACAGAAATGTGGACACAAGAACACCACAAGCATTCTGCAATGGATCAACACGTTCATGGTTTTGGTTCACAAATTGTAGGATTTTATTTTTTAGAAACACCTGAAAATTGCTCAAAAGTTGTTTTTCACGATCCAAGGGCGGGAAAGATTCAGATAAATTTGCCAGAACAAGAAGTCTCTAATGCAACGCTCGCAAGCAAAATGATAAATTTTGATCCAAAGCCAGGCATGATGATTTTTGCTAATTCTTGGCTTGCTCATTCATTTAGCCGCCATGCCTCTGAACAACCAATTAAGTTTGTCCATTTTAATTTAACTGTTATTCAACAACCACAATCGTGCCCTGCGCCAGCGGCTGAGATCGTATGAGCAAATTTTTGATTCGCTTTAACAAAAGCAGAGGTCAAGAAGGTAGAGGGTCAATGGAACACGTTTGGCGTGTTTTTGAAGATGGCAAGGAATATCTTGTCAAACACATAAAAATTGAAACTGACATTTGGGATGAAACTGATGGCATTGATTGGAACATTGCTTGCAACGGCACTTTGACACTTGACAGAGAAACTTCAACAGCGTTTATCAAATGAGATTTATTTGGAAAATATTAGAGTTAAAAGGTGACGCAAAAGCCATTATTCAGGCTAAATATCAACTTTCATTGATCGAAAATGATCTAAGAATTGAAACTGAAGGGTATTGGAATTTTGACCCTAGCAAGGCAACTATTCCAACTTCTCAAGTGACAGAGGAAATGGTCGCAAAATGGATTGATGAAGGCACTACCCAAGACGGTGTAAGTAGCATAAAATCAAGGCTAATAGAGCAGCTTGATTCGGTCAAAAAACAGCAAGAAATTGCTTTGCCTTGGAAGCCGCCCACATTTCGATTAAGTTAAGGAATCACTATGGCTGTGCCTTATGACATTGTTACTAGAGCGCTAAAAGACATAGGTGCATTGGAGGCGGGTGAACAGCCAACACCAGACGCAGCAAAAGATGCGTTTGAGATGATGAATGACATGATTGACCAATGGTCAAATGAAAACATGATGGTTTTCAATGTCACAGAGATCATTTGCCCTGTCATTGCAGGACAGACCCAATACACAATTGGCCCTAACCCCTCAACCCTGAACTTTATTGGTGCGTCTTTCACAGGCTCAATTACGGGCAACATTTTGACCGTGACTGGCATCAATTCAGGTGCTTTGGCTCAAGGTCAAACCCTAAGTGGCACAGGCATTACTGCGGGAACAAAGATTACTCAGTTTTTGACAGGCGCTGGTGGCAACATCAACGAGACTGGTACATACCAAGTCAACATTTCTCAGACTGTTGCGTCCACAACAATTACCGCTTACTACCAAAAGCCTTTGAATATTGATTCAGCTTTTGTGCGAGTGAACACAACATCCAATGGTCAGCCAATCACAGGCGGTGGTTTGGATTACCCCATGTCGGTTTTGGCTCTCCAAGATTATGAAATGATTGGGTTGAAAACGCTGAACGGCCCTTGGCCCAAAGCGGTTTACTTTAATCCTGGCGCTGATTCAGGCAATCTTTTCATTTGGCCTAACCCATCACAGGGTGAGTTGCATTTGTTTGCCAACACTTTGTTTAGCCGTTATGACTCCATGTATGATGACTTGCAGTTGCCACAAGGCTATTCAATGGCCCTCAGATGGTGTTTGGCAGAGCGTTTAATGCCCATGTATGGCAAAGCCTCACAAACGCAAATTGCGATGATTCAGACGTTTGCTGGTCAGGCTAAAGCTACCCTCAAGCGCACCAATATGTCACCATTGCAAACAGCACGTTATCCTGATGCTTTGCTGACGGGTAAAGCTAAAGATGCGGGATGGATTCTCACAGGCGGCTTTATTTAAGGGACTACCATGCCAGATTTCGGTTTTGTTGGCCCAAGTTATGAAGCACCGAGCATTTACCAAGATGCTCAAGAGTGCATCAATTTTTTCCCTGAAATTGACCCTGCCAAACAGCAAGGTGAACGTGGGGTAATTGCGCTTTATCCAACGCCAGGTTTGACCGTCAAAGCGGTTTTGCCTAATGCAGACGAAGTGCGTGGGCTTCATGCTGTGTCTGGTGGTGAACAATTGGTTGCGGTGTGTGGATCGTATGTTTACGCCCTGACTGCCAATCTTGTCCCCTCTGTAATTGGTCAACTTAATTCCAGTTCTGGAATAGTTCGCATTACTGATAACGGGGTCAATGTTTACATTGTGGACGGTGCATATCGTTACACATGGCGCATTTCTAGCCCTGCAACGGCTGTGTTTTATGGCTCAACAAGTGGCACAACATTGACCGTGGCAAGTGTGTCTAGTGGCACTTTAGCGGTTGGTCAGTCTTTGTTTGGCATAGATGTATTGGCTGAAACTGTCATCACGGCTTTGGGAACTGGCACAGGCGGGACTGGTACATACACAATAAACCGAAGCCAAACGGTTGCCGCTGAAACAATGAATTCAGCGACTGTTGGCGCTGTGTTCACGGCTACTATTTCAAGCACCACAATGACCGTTTCTGCGGTCACATCAGGCACGTTGTATGTTGGTCAGACTGTTCAGGGCGCAGGCGTTACCCTTGGCACTATTATTACTGCTTTGGGTACGGGTACGGGTGGGGCTGGAACTTACACAGTTAGCACAGCAAGCACAGTAGCTGTTGGCGTGACCATGTATGGTTTGAACTTTTCTGTTTTGCCATCTACTGACGGTGCGTTTAGCGGTGCAAACACCGTGGACATTATTGACAACTACTTTGTCTATAACAACCCAACGACCCAACAATGGGGCGCTAGTGACCTTTTGTCGCCCATTTCACCCAACACTAGCTACTCATTAAAAGATGGCGCACCTGATGATTTGGTGGCGTTGATTGTTGATCACCGCGAAGTTTATTTAATGGGTGAGATTTCGTCAGAAGTTTGGACTGATGTGGGAACTGTTCCATTCCCATTCCAAAGGATTCCTGGCACATCAACTCAACACGGTATTGCTGCGCCATTCTCTTTGGCACGTTTGGGTAACTCATTTGCGTATGTTTCTCGAAACAACCGTGGTCAAGCCCAAATCATGCAAATGAATGGCTATATTCCACAGCGCATTTCAACCCATGCGGTTGAGAACACTTTGGCTAACCAATATGTTGGCGATGCTGTGGCGTGGACTTACCAGTTGGAAGGCCATGAGGTTTTTGTTGTCACATTTCCATCACTTGAATTGACATGGGCTTACGACATCACAACTCAGATGTGGCACAAGTGGCTCTACACGACCAATCAGGGAACGTATCAGCGTCACCGTGGTAATTGCTGTGCGACTTTCCAAGGTTTAGTCATGATTGGCGACTATGAGAACGGCAAAATTTATGAGTTGGACAAAACCAATTACACAGATGATGGTCAAAATATCCGCAGATTGCGTAGAGCGCCCCATTTGGTGACTGAGTTTCAACGTCAGTATTTTGACGAATTGCAGATTCAGTTTCAGCCTGGCGTTGGTACAACTGGCGCTGCTGGTTCGGTTGCGGTTGTAGATGCAAACACCATTTATTTGGGTGACACATATACAATTACGGCTGATGCAACACTCACAATTGAGGCTGAAAAGCGTTATATTTTGGCGACTCAACAGATTACAACAACGCAGACCACAAGTGACCCACAAGCAATGCTTAGATGGTCAAATGATGGTGGTTCTACATGGTCTAACGAGCATTGGACAAGCGTTGGTCGAATGGGTCGATACACAAATCGTGCTATTTGGCGCAGATTGGGGCAAGCCCGTGACAGGATTTTTGAAGTTTCGGTTTCTGATCCTGTTAACTTTGTGATTGTTTCAGCAAACCTTAAAATGCAAGGGGCAGATAACTGATGGCTTCACCTGGACTTTCAAGCACCCAACAAGTTAACCCCTATCCACAAGCACCGTTTTTGGATGGCACAAGCAATCGTCCGACACGTTCGTGGCAACAGTTTTTTATCAACTTGCTGAATTTCAGTTCTGCTGATACAGCAACGGCAGGGTCTGCAACGCTTCCCGCAAACCCCGTAGGTTTTATGAATGTCACCGTAAATGGGCAGACTTACAAAGTGCCTTATTACAATGTTTGAGAAAGTTTAAGTCATGTTTAACACAATAAATTCTTTGGTTTCTCAAGCGATTGACAGTCCTGATTATTTTTCAGGCGGTACTTCCACACCAAGCGGTAATGTGTTGAGTGGCAACATTATGGCGGGTGCAAGTTGGAATAGCACCAACACAGCGCTTCAAGAAGCGTTGACACAAGCAACGGGTAAGCCAACGCAAAACTTTGCAATCCCTGGCTCAACCACATCTGACACTCTTAAACAGCTTAACGATTTCCTTGGCGGTGGTGGTTCATTTGCCCCAGGCGCTACGGTGTTTTTGCAAGCGGGTGGCGTTGACTTTTTAAACGGTGTTGATAAAGGCACGATCAAAGACAACTTAAACAACATTGTTTCCACTTTGGGTGACAACGGTGTCAAGGTGGTGATGACGGGTTCGCCTTACGCCACTTCTGTTGCAGACGTACAAAACAACAATTTCAACCCTGAAGTTGACCCAATTTACAGAGAAGTTGCCTCTGCCAATAAAAATGTGGCATTGGTGGACACAATGGGCAACATCTTGCAAAACAAGAGTTTGCTTAAAGATGCGTTGCACACCAATGAATTGGGAACACAGCAATATAACGCTGATGTGTTGGCGGCTTTGGCCTCCATGAATTCATCGCAAATTGGCTCAGAGAAAATCTCTGCCAATGCACAACCAGATCAATTGTTGAATGCGGCTCAGACTTCTGCTGTTACGCCAACAATGTCAACCGCACAAGCTATTTCTGCGGCTAACCAATATGCACAAGCCAACAATGTTGATTTGACAGGCAATATCAACAAGTGGATTGATCAAAACCCTAACGCAAGCGCAGCGCAAGTTAACGCTGAAATGGCTAAATATGGCGTTTCACAAGCTGATGTGGCAAGGGCAATTGCACAGCGTTCTGACTTAAATCCTAACCAACCAAAATTGATTGGTGACACATACTATCAGCCAACCTATCAAGGTTCAGGCTCTGGCATGGATTACCAACAAGGCCCGTTGTCTGATTTGTTGGCATACACACAAGATCAAAACAAAGTTGGCGGTACATATAACCAATATGACGCACAAGGCAATTTAGTTCGTCAAGGCACACAACAAAAAGTAAGCAATTCGATGACTCCATTTCTTTTGGGTTCATTGGGATTGTTTGGTGGTCTTGGTGGCGGTTTAGAAAGTCTTTTAGGTGGTGGTGCAGAAGCAGCGGCTGCGGCTGATGCAGCGGGTGGTTTGCTTCCCGCATACGGCTCTGAGGCTGCTTACACCGCAGGCTTGGGCATGACCCCTGCGGCTGAAGCGGCTTTGGCGGCTCAAATCGGTGGTGGGACATCAACTGCTGCTGCAACCACTATTGCAGGCACAGGCATGACCTTGGCTGAACTTGCTCAATTAGATTTGTCATTGGGTGGTGCAGGCGGTACAGCAGGCGCACTTGAGATGGCAAATGCTATTGGTGGAACTGGTGCGGCAGCGGCAGCGGCTGATGTAATTGCAGGCATGGGCGGTGGCACAGGTTTAACCACAACAGGCAACACAGCATTGTCTAGCATGGGTGGCGGTACAGGATTGCTTCCATCAACAGCCGCTAATCTTGAGGCTATGGGTGGCGCACAAGGTCTGACAACAGCAGCGGCAGGCGGTGGCATCCTTGGCGCTACTGGTTTGAATACAGGCTTAGGTGTTGGTGCGGGTTTAGGCTCAACACTTGCAGGGCTTGATACAGGCGTTTCTGTTCTTACTGGTGGTGTCACAGACATGGGTGGTGGAACAGGCATCACCGCAAACAATACAGGTCTTGGTTTAGTCCCCTCTGATGCCGCCAATCTGGAAACAATGGGTGGTGGTCAAGGTTTGACAACCGCAGGCGCAGGCGGTGGCGTTTTAGGCGAAACAGGTTTAAATACTGGTTTAGGCGTGTTAGGTGGTACAGGACTTGGAACAACCTTGGCAGGCTTAAACACAGGCGTTACAGGCGGTTTGACTGGTGCTGGTACAACTATGGCTGGCACAGCGGCTGGTGCAGCAGGCGGTTTAGGCGGTGGTTTAGGCTCAACTTTGGCGGGTCTTGATACTGGCGTAGGTGCGGGTTTAGGTGCGGCTGCTGGTGGCGCTGCGGCTGGTGGTTTAGGTTCTGCATTAGGCACAAGCCTTGGCACAGGATTAGGTTTGTCTGCACTTGGCACAGGTCTTGGTGCTTTGGCTAATCAATCTGGTATTTCTAATGCTCGTGACTTGATCAACCAATATGGCGCAAGAGCGCAATCTGCACTTTCTGACGCATACAGAAACGCACAAGGCTTAAATACTGCTAACCGCACAGACTTGGGCAATCTTTACGCCAATACATCAGGCAATTTGCAAAACTTGTACAACCAACAAGTTGGTTATCAAGCACCATATCAAGATGTTGGTCGTGCGGCTTCACAAGGTTTGCTTGCAAATCAGCCTTATTTCACGCATCAATTTGACACTAATGATCTAAACACCAACCTTGCGCCTAACTACGCATTTATGTTGGGTCAAGGTCAGATGGCTAACCAACGTGCCGCTAATGCAGGCGGTGGTGCTTTGGGCGGTAATGCTTTGCAAGGTCTGCAACGATACACGCAAGACTATGCGGGTAATGCGTATCAGCAAGCATTTAACAACTACAACACCCAACGCAACAACATTTACAACACTTTGGCAGGCATGGCTGGCATTGGTCAGACTTCCGCAGGCCAGTTGACCAACTTGGGTACTAATTACGGCTCTAACATGGCTGGTTTGTCATCTAACTATGGTGGCAATCTGACTACAAATGCGGGTCAGGGTATTGGCGCAGCAAATGCGTATGGCTTGAATCAAGCCAACCTTGCAACTGGTATTGGTTCAGCCTTGGCAAGCAACGCCACTCAAACAGGTGCAAACAACGCAAGCCTTTTGAGCAACCTTGGCAATACAGCATTGCTTGGCTCTATGATCAAAGCGACTTAAGGATAAATCATGGCTGACTTTTCAATGAACGTAAATTATGCCAAGCCCCAGACTACAAGTCTTGGGGACATGATTAACATGGCTTCTGGAATGCAACAATTCCAACAAGCCCAGCAGATGAATCCTTTGGCCTTGGAAAAGGCTCAGATTGAAAACCAAGTCTTGCGTCAAAAGAATGACGAGCGTGTCAAACTGCAAGAATTTACAAGCAATCCTGACAACTGGCAAACCAATGGTCGGATTGACATGGACAAGATCAACAAGGTCATTCCAAGAATTGCACCGTTGACAGGCTCAGATGTGATCAATTCGTTAAGTGGATTGCACAGAAGTCAAACAGAAGCTGACAAAGCTAAACAAGATTTAACCCAATCTGAACGAATGATTATTGGAAACATTGATCATTCGTTAGGTTTAATGGGTGTTAATGACCCAAAACAAGTCATTAAAGCTTATCAAAGTGCGATAAATAACAACCCAGATAATCCTGGCTTGCACCGCATGATTAAAGCAAGAATGGACATTCTCAGCAAAGCACAAGCTGGCCCTGACATTACAAAAGACTTGCTTGCCGAATCTGCCTCTTTGTTGTCCATTCCACAACAACGTGCTGAGTTTGCACCTAAGGTCAGTTTGACAAATACTGGTAGTGAGTTGAAAGAAACACTCACAACACCAATGAGTCCAACAGGACGAGCGCCCAACATCCGCATGACTGGTGCGGCAGAGCCTTTGACAATTGGCCCAGGTCAACAACAAATCGCCACAGAGGGCAATCCTTATGGCTTGCCTGTTGGTACTGCTTACATTCCTCCATCACCCGCTACTAGACAGCAAGCGCCTATGGTGACGGGTCTTGCCCCACAAATCGCAAGCACTTTGGGTGCTAATACGACTGTGGCTAATGAGGATTGGCAAAGAACATATAACGAGGCTAAAGAAGCCCAACCCCGTATTGCCATTTTCCAAAACATTAAGAAACTTGCCCCTGAAGCCTTTACTGGCGTTGGTGGTGAGCGTAAGAAGTTAGCAGCAGGCATTCTTAACGCAGCAGGCATTGATGCTTACACGGCTGAAAATACTGCCACAGACGAGTTGGCTAAGAACACACGTTTGTTGGCTTTGGCGGGTGGTAATACTGATGCGGCTAGGGCTTTGGCTGAGGTTGCCAACCCAAGTAACAAAATGACATTGGCGGCAATTAAGGAAGTTTCAGACCAAATGATTGGTGCTGAAAGATTGCGTGAAAAACGTGCTGAGTATTTGGGACAATTCCGCAATGATCCGTTAAAGTATCAAGAGAAAGCACAATTGTTTAACCAAGTTGCTGACCCTCGAATCTTCCAAGAAATGACCCCTGAACAGGTCGCCAAACTCAAGGCTTCTATGTCTAAAAAGGACATTGAGGAAATGACTAAAAAGATTCAAACAGCAAAAATGTTGGGGATTCTCCGATAATGGCTAGTCTTGCTGAACTCTGGGATGCCGCCCCAACAACGGCAACACCTGATAAACGTCAGGCTGACCGCATGGCTATCTTGCAAGACGAGATGACCAAGGCGCAACAACGCTTGCAATCAGGCGATCCTAGAGCGCAACGAGACATTGAAGCCTTGACCCGTGAGATGGGCGGTAAAGTTGCAAGAACACAACCCACTCAAGCCTCTGGTCAAACATTGGCTGATTTGTGGGAAGCAACACCCGCCTCCACAACAACTGCCAAACAAGAGCAAAAGAAAACTGATTTGCCTTTGGCGGCTCAGTTTTACAACAAACTGCAAGAAGGCAAACAAGCCCTTGGAGAAAAGATCATTGGTGCGGGTGAGGCAGGCTTGACCGCTTTATCTGGTGGCCTTGCAGCCCCTGTAAGCGCTCTTGGTGGTGTTGTTGGCTCATTGGCAAGCGGCAAGTATGGAACGCAACAAGGCGTTCAAGCGGGTCAGGAAATGGCTCGTAGGCTTCAAGAGGGCGGTACATATCAGCCTCGTACAGCCCAAGGTCAGCAATATGTGCAAGATATGCAACGTGCGTTTGAGGCTAGTAAATTGCCTCCTGTTGGTGTTCCTGAAGTGGCGGGTTTTGCACCGTTAGCTGGCCCTGCTGCACAGCAAGCTAGAGGCACGATGCAACAATATGCAAGTGAGATTCGTCCTACTGCACCACAACAAATGCAACAACAGTTCCAAGCTAAAGGCGGTTTGCAAAGTGCAGGCGCTGCGGCTACGACTGACCAAAATGCGGTCAATGCTTTGCTTGCCAAAGCTAGTCCTGAGTTGCAAAACGAGTTGAAGGCCACTCCTGTTAATCAGATCAATATGCCTGCTCTTGAGCGCCATGTTGAGGCTGATACATTGCCTGTGCCTGTACGTTTGACCCGTGGTCAAGCCACTCAAGACGTTAATTTGCTGTCTGATGAAATGAACATGAGGGGCAAAAACCCTGAATTGGCTAATCGTTTTAATGAGCAAAACGGCAAACTGATTGAAAACATGAACGCCATTCGGGACAAAGCCGCCCCTGACGTTTATGGCACAAACCATCTTGAAAATGCTGACACAATTATCAATTCTTATAAAGCACTTGATGACGCTAGAGTAGCTGACATTTCTGCCAAATACAAAGCATTGCGTGATGCCGCAGGCGGTGACTTTCCGATTGATGGGAAGAAGTTTGCCGAAAATGCTGAAAAGATGTTGGGTAAAGACCTTAAAACAGACTTTTTGCCTCCTGCTATTGCCAAGCAATTAGATCGCTACAAAAATGGCGAGACAATGACGTTTGAGCAATTTGAATCTATGAGGACTAATTTGGCCTCTGAGATGCGCAAAGCCGAGCGTTCAGGCGATGGTAATGCCAA